GAATTGTTTGTTTACAAGGAGATATTGTTGTTTTTAACGGTACAGATGATGGAATCGTTGAGTTAGAAGGGATAGAGGGATGGTGTGAAGGAATAGAATTATCTTTTACCCCAAAAATAGTAGCAGAGCATTTCAAAGTTAAATTGGTTTAGGCAAAACAAATCGTTACATTTACATCACACAAATATTAAAAACAAAAAAAATAAAGGTTATGTCAAGTAAAAAAACAGTAAACACAGTAGAAACAACAGTAAGTAAAAGTGAAAAACGTGGTCGTCCGGCAGTTGAGGGATCAGCTCGTCAAGCGAAACTAGCAGCTCGTGCGGCTAGAGTAGCAGCAGGTGGTTCGGTAGAGAGAGGTCGCCCGTCAAACCCAACCAGCGCTCGTCAGGCTCGTTTAGCCGCACAGGCGGAAAGGGTATCTCGTGGGATCGATATTAAGGTAGGTCGCCCAAAAGGTAGTAAGGCTGTTGTAACAACGGAAGTTGTTGAGGCAGTAGAAGCGTAATTTTTTAAGTACGGGATTGGCAAAGCTGATCCCGTACATTTATTCAAACCAAAAAATTATTTTTTATGACTAAGAAACAAACGCTAGAATTATTAGAAAAACAAATGCCGTCTTTTTATTCACTGGATCAGGTGATTGAATTAATAAAAGGTATTGAGGTGGGAAGTGTTATTGATGTGAATGATTTGTATAAAGAAATTAAGGTACATCTTGAGGAGAATATCGATCAGATGGATAGTGAGGAAGCCATTGATTTTAGCTCAGCTGAGTTCAGTTTGAATTATAATGAGGTATCACTGGATGACGTAAAGATTGATTCACGTGAAATAACTAGTAGAGCGTGTTACGGATTAACTGATCTGATTGAGGGGTATATTGAGCGTATGAGCGACATGGAGGAAGATGCCGTTGAGGAGGCACAAGCATAATCATTACATTCACATCAACCAAAAACATTAATCACATGGAAAGAATTATTACGGCACTAGATGAGTTCATCACCAGCAGAATACCAACCGCCATTTATGGAATACCATTACGGGGCGAGCGATTAGATAAACCCACATTCAGAACCACTCACCCGAAACAACAGGTGGATGAATTTAAGTGGTGTAAGGAATTTCGAGTGGGTAGTCTCCACAAAGTGGATCAACACGTATATTTTTAAATCGGTTCATACTTTTAATTTTTAATGGTTAACGGGGCGGTGTTTCTACACCAGCCCCTCCCTTATGCCTGGCACTACCCTCATCGTACATTCACGTTAACCAAAAATTAAAATATGAAATTATATATTATTAAATGTTACAATAAAGCCGGATACCCAATAGGGGATTACCACGTAGTAGCTTCAAGTGAACGTAAAGCTAAAGCCGCGTTAAAAGTAGATGAACGATGTGTAGGGTGGATAGGTAAGATGATGGTTGAATATGTATTAACAATAATAATAACCGATTAAATGTGACGAGGCAGAACATCAATCATACATTCACGTTAACCAAATAATTAAAATATATGACACCAAGACAAATGAAAGAATTAGAAAGACAAGCGGATGTAATCGAGGCAGCTGCTACAGTAAAGAACCGTTTAAAAGTAACTGACCTGAAACCAGGGTACAGTGTATTCGGGAACAAGGGTAACGTGTGGAGTAATACAGCCCACATCTATGAGTCGGGTAAGGGGAACATGTGTGGGACACCTGCCCTAAGTACTAACTGGGCTCGAATCGAGGAAGTAGAGTACATCGGATGTCCTGGATGTCTAGCTGCCTACAGGTAATCAAATAAATGAATGATTAAGTAGCCGGTGAGTAATTCATCGGCCATCTTACTTGGAGTATGGGATCCAGAGCCGTATATTTATCCTCACAGACGCCAGCCGGTCACCTTCACCATTGCTGCTTTAACACCTACAATATGAAGACCGTGCTCGGCGTCTCCCCTAATCCTCACATATGTATGGACGTTAAAGCACAATGATGAAGTATACTCTACTCACATTATCAGCCGACAGAAAACACAATCACTAAATTCATCTGTAATGATGGACGTCACCCTAGGATATGGGCGCCTGGGAATTGATGGGACTCACCCGATGAGTTCACCCGCGTTAGACATACTGCACCTGCGACGCAGTACTAGTTCCGCGGGCGCTAGTTCTCTGCTCCAGCTCATAATGAATATAACCGCACTCACCATTCACCGTGTGGGTCAGAACCCACAGCGTACATTCACGTTAACCAAATAATTAAGACATGAACGTAAATTTTAAAGTTAGCAGCGAAACCAATTACCAACACCCAGTAACAGGTGCTGAGTGGAGTAAAGAACAGTACGACGAGTACATCAAGTGGGAAGATAGCCGGTACGAGGTGACTTGTGGGGGCGAGTGTTATGGGTGTGAGAAATGTGAGGGCTAATTACCCGATATAAAGTGAATGGCCGGTGGAATAAAATCCATCGGCCATCTTACTCCCCGCGAGGATAATCCACCGGTAAAAGGAGGATCGCGTGGGTGAGAAAGCCAGTGGGTGAGAGAGCGCGTGTGAGGATCTCCAGGATCTTCCTCGGGATCGGGACGCGCGCGGCCGATAGCGGTGTGGTAGCGGGATGGTGGCGGAATGCTCCCACGCCAATCGCGGTCCATCGACGGGGTGATGGTGCGCACAAAAAAATGCGACCAATTCACAGCACGCACACACCCTTTCACCATCGACAGTATATACGCATATCCCCCACAACGCAACCACAAATCCCAAAATAACCCTTTCGCCCACAACTCATAAAGCCGCAAAATCTCCTCTACAACAATTTTTTGGGGTAAGGCAAGATATATACGTTACATTTATTATATAAAAAATAAATTATGCTATTACTATTAACATATTGGATATTAACAACAATATATGGTGTGTATTGGTTAATTAAAAATCCATCAAGATTTGATGATAAAGAAGATTTTTCAATACTAGATGTACTTGCAAATGTATTTCCTGCTTTATTATTATCTTGGATAATAATTCCAATGTTTATATTAGGATCAATAAAATTTAAAAGATAAATTATGCAAACAGCAGTAGAATGGTTAATAAATGAATTAGTAGAATTAGATAAACTATTAGATGGTAGACGTAAGAATGAAGATGCTACTGTTTTTAAACTTCCACCCGATAAATTATATGAACGAGCCAAACAAATGGAGAAAGAGCAAATAATAGATGCTATGGAAAAAACTGCAATGTATGTATCAGCAGCTTTAATAGATAAAGAAATAGGTAAAATGACTTTTGAAGATTTATACAACCAAACCTATAACCAAAACAAATAAATTATGAGAACAGCAATGCAAATATTAATTGAATCTTTAAAGTTTAGAAGATATAGAGAAAAAGATGATTCTAGATATGTAATTTATAATATAGCTATATTAGTTGCAGAAGATTTGCTTGAACTTGAAAGAGAGCAAATAATAAATGCCCATGGACTTAGGTATTCAGATATTACAGAAGAAACGGTAAAGGGAGAAGAATATTACAACCAAACCTATAATAAATAACCCAATAGTCAGGTGGCGGAATGGTAGACGCTAGTTAACAGACAGAGAGATAAAAGGAATGGTTTACTCTCATATAGGTTCGAATCCTGTCCTGACTACTAAAACAAATAAGTTATGAAAACAGCAATGCAAGAATTATGGGATTACATAGATGCTAATTACCATGAAGATACTTTTAATCTTTACGATGCAAAAGAGGTTTCACTTAAAGAAGAAAAAGAGCAGATAATTAAAGCAGTAGAAGATACTCGTAGTAATATAGTTCCAAAAATGTTTATAAAAGAAAATTTAAGTGGAGAAGAGTATTATAATCAAACCTATAACCAAAATAAATAAATTATGAAAGAAATACTTGAAAATATATTTGACAAAAAGATTGAGCATATTACTTTTAATCAGTCGGTGAGATATACGAAACAGAGGATTGGTATATATCCTAAGCAATATACAGAAGTAGATTCCGAAGAACCTACCTATGTTATTAAATTTCTTGATGGGTCAATAGATGAATTAAATTTAAGTGAATTAATAGTAAAAATATTTAATTATAAATAAAAACAAATAAGTTATGAATAAACAAGTAATCACAGACATGTTTTTGACCAAAGAAGCTATGCTACTACACGTCAAAAATATTAGGGAAAAACAAGCCGCCGAATATGGCTTATCACTAGAGCAATACGAACACGCTATTGTTAGCGGTTCCGTCATTACTCCACTTCCACCCACACCTCCAAAACCCTAATACGCAATGAAACGAGTCACCCCCGAAGAAGCACAATATTATATCCAGCTACCCCAAAGTAAATTTCGTAAAGCCGAAGCATTTACTCTCATCCCATGTGGTGATGGTTGGGAAGAAGTCATTTACCTAGCATCAGCATTTATGGATTCATCAGGTGGCGTTCGCAAACCCGAATACGTGTACGTATTAGTTAATAAATCGGTACCTAATATGGTAAAGATTGGTATGACTACTTCTACACCGGATGAGAGAGCAAGACAAATATCAGCTGGTACGGGTGTACCTACTCCTTGGATTCCTGTTTATTCGTTTCAATGTTATCGCTCTGATTTACTTGAGGCTGATGTACATGACTATTTTGCTGCCCAACGCATTAATACGCATCGTGAGATGTTTGCTGTTGATTCTATTACTGCTGCTCGTGTTATTGAGCAATTGGGATTTGTATATTCTAGCGTTTTACACGCGGATAGTATGTTAATTAATGATTTTAAAGCCGAAAATAATGACTAAAATACAACTTTTGACTAAATTTACGGGTACGTTGATTTTGTTTTTTCTCCAACAATATCTGAATAAGGTTAATGGTTGGGGGTGGGATGTGTTCTTTTCTTTTATACTATTACATTTCATGTGGTTTAATGGTTGGGATGTATATACGGAGAGAAGTAGGAGAAAGATGGGTAATGGTGCTTAGGCTCTCGTCTTTTTAATATATTTATCATTAGCAATGAGTCATTATAAAATCAAATTAGACGATAAAGCCGCTTTTTTAAATCGTTTGGAAAAACAAGATGTCCGTGTGGATAGCTATGATATTATCGACAATAAATTAAAAGGCTATTTTGAAATTGATGTTACTGATGAACAAGCTAATATTATTATAAAATCAATCCTAAAATCATCCCCAAAAATAAACACAGTAAAAGAAATGAAACAAAAAATAACTAAAGCTCAATTAGCAGAGATTATCCGCGAAGAAATGAGTAAAATGAAAACTAAACCAGCTGCTAAACCAGAAATGGATGAAGCTGCAAATGAAATTATGCAGTGGATATCTGCTAATAGCCAAGTATTATCTACATTAGGTACTTTAATTGGAATTACTGGTAGCGCTGTAGGTGCTGCTATTGCTTCTCAATATAAAGCTGCTAAAGCAGAAAATCCAGATGCTAATTTTAAAACATTGGTTTCTAAAGCAGCAGGTAAAGTATTAGGAGCTGCAGATGCCGCTACAGGAGCAAATACTCCAGGACAAGGTATTGGTGGTAATAGATAATTTATACAAATAATTGAATTTAGGGTAGCTCGAAAGAGTTACCCTATTTCTTTGGAGGGCTAAATATTTTTCCATAACTTCAGAATACAAGCGGTTGAATAAAATGTTTGAAATGGGGAAAAAGAGAAAGTAAAAAGATAGAGAAACGGGAACATGAAGAATCGTATATTTATATATAAACATATATTATGAGATACAAAAACAACGTTTTAGACAAATTAGTTACGGTAGATACTGCTGTTAATCGTATTCAACTTCAAGTGAATAGAAATATTAACCAAGATCAAATTCTTGAATCTATTGATGCATTAAAAGAATCAATTGAAAGTATTAGAGAGATAATTTCGGTTGAACCGGACGATTTTGAACAACAATTTAGAGGGTAATTATGGAAACATTTTTATGGGTAGTTTTAATTCATGTTATTGAAATAATTTTAGTAGCGGGATACTTATTAATTAGTAAGAATAATAAACTTGAAAAAGCATTAGTTAATCAACAACAATATATAGATGCTATTAGTATCATTATTGAAGATTCAAATAATACTATTCAAGAACTAGATAATAGAGGTGCATTTGAAGCGGATGATGAAGTAGGTACATTCTTTAGAAATATAAAAGAAATACAAACTGTATTAAATCAATTCAATACTAAAAACTAATTTGGTTACGTTATTTTCTGTTATTATATTGTCTATTAAACAATAAATAATATGTCACATTACGAAGAAGACGTAAATGTATTTCTAGATAACGAATTTAGTGAAGTAGCCTTAAATAAACGTGGACAACCTCGTCGACGTAAACCTAAAGAACCTCGCATTTATTTTACTGAGGATACCGATAATGCTATTATCGAATATCTAGCCTCATCAGACCAAATATTCCGTAATCAGATTTATAGGGAGCGTATTGAATATGCTTTCTATAAACTGGCGGAAAATATTATTCATACATTCAAGTTTTACTATACTGATTCAGATACCATAGAGGAACTGAAACATGAAGTAGTAACATTTTTACTTGAGAAACTCCACTTATACGATCAATCTAAAGGTAAGGCATTTTCTTACTTTGGCACTATTGCTAAACGCTATCTAATCGTCTATAATAATAACAACTATAAGAAACTCCAGGAACATGCTACCGTCGAAGAAATAGATGAAGATAAAGTTATATTATATGATACTATTAGAACGGCTGAAGAGAAAGAAGATCCTAATACTTTTATAGACCAATATATTAGATACGTAGACAAATATCTATACCAGTTATTTCCTAAAATTAATGATGCTAAAACGGCTGATGCTATTATGGAATTATTTCGTAAACGTGAAACGTTAGAAATATTTAATAAGAAAGCATTATATATATACATTCGTGAAATAACGGATACTACTACTCCTCAAATTACTAAAGTAACTAAAAAATTAGATACATTACGTACTAAGTTATATAACGAATACTACCAGCACGGATATATAAGAAATTAAGTACGTATATTTATTAATAAACGCAATATGGCTAATTTTGATGACGTAACCTTATTTGGTAATACGTCTTTATCTGATATATTTAAACAGATACACCGAAATAATAAAGATACTGATAAGCAGATTAATGAATTAATTGATGCTTTAAAACCCCTTGCATCATCTAACGCTGGCTCTGCAGTAATGTTAATGCCAACTGTCAAAGATTTAATCGATGTTAATGTAAGAAATAACGACCAGCTAATTAAAATGGCAGGTATTGCTCAACGAGCATCAACTAGTAATAATACTGGAATAGAATCCTTTTTTAATCCTGATGAAATACAATTATTATTAGATGAACAACGTGCCGTACAGATTGAAGGTAATAAATTATTAGAACAAACAGAGATTATCCAACATAAAATAGAAAATAAATGAGGATAAGGGAAAATTTAGGTAGTTTGGTAGCGGCATCTAGTCGTACTACCCCATCACCAGTTATTAAACCTCAAATAGGTAAGGTATATGGTGTAATTACTACTGAAAATACTCCTACAAAAGATTTATTTGATAAAAGTGGTGGATGGGGAGGAGTTGGAACTATATTTTACTTAGACTATGATCAAGCTAAAGATATAGATACTACTGATTTAACTAAATGTAAAATCGCTAAGCCATTCCATGCTAGTAATCAAAATTATCCTTTAATAGGAGAATTAGTACATTTAATAGACTCACCAGCTCCTACTTCTCAAACTAATAATACATCAACCCAGAAATATTATACTGGTACCATCAATATATGGAATAATAATCAACAAAATTCCCCATCAGCTGGAGATTTAGGTAAAACATTTTCTGAAAAATCAGATATTAGAAATTTATTATCTTTTGAAGGTGATAGAATATATCAAGGTAGAAAGGGAAATGGAATTAGATTTGGTAGTACAGTAAAATTTTATTCCGATATAAGTGAATGGAGTAAAACAGGTAATAATGGGGATCCAATAACTATATTAGTTAATGGGTATGTAACTACTAATACCGGTTCTTTATATCCCAATATTGAAGAAATAAATAAAGAATTATCTTCTATTTATCTTACTTCAACACAGAAATTACCATTATTACCAAGTAAAAATGATATATTAAATCCAATAACACAACCTTTATTACCTAATAATTATGTATTTCCTCAAGTCATTATAAATAGTGATAGAATTACTTTAAACTCTAAAAAAGATGAAGTAATGATATTTGCTAAAACAAATATTGAAATAAATACTAAAAATATAATAAATTTAAATGCTGATGGATATGTACATATAAATTCCCCTAAAATAATACTAGGCCCAGCATCTCCTATAGATGAGGAGGGTAAAATATTTCAGTTTTCTGATCAACCTATGTTACTAGGAGGTCTCACACAAGATATATTAGTAGATTTACTACTTGAATTAAGTAAATTAGCAGCATCTTTAACATCAGCTGTAGCAGCACCCCCTGGCGCCCCCTTAGTAGATATAAATGCCGCTGGGGCTTCACTTAGTGAAAAATTAAATGAAATAATCCCTAAAATAAAGGATATAACTTCTAAAATAAATTATCTTTCTTAATGGCTATTGCAAATCCTATATCTGTTGGGTACTTAGGTACTGTACAAAGTAAAGCTAAAAATCTTAAAAATGATTTAGTTAAATTATCTACTGAACATATTGAAAGATTAAAAAATATTACTCTTAAATATACAACATCTGTAAATGAAGCTAAAGGTAAAGTAGATGAAGAAAATTTAATTAAAATTGCTGAGGAAAAAAGAGATAAAGCTACTGAAAAAGAAAATCAAGAATTTGAAAAAGAACAAGAAAGATTAAATAAAAATATAGAAAATATTTTATCTCAAGTAATAGATCCTTTTGCAGCTCAAAAATTACAAAAATTACAATCAGATCTTAAAACATCTTTAGCTGAAAAAGAAAATAAAGCTAATGCAGCTGCAGCGCAAAAAGAAATAATTAAAAAAATTTCAAAAGCATTAGCCCCAATAATGGGATATTTAATAGGAAAAGGAATAATAGCATTAGTCGTTAATAATAAAAAATTAGAAAGATTAGTAAATCAAACTAATGCCTATATAACTTTAGCTAATAAATCAAATAATTTAATTTATCTTACTACAGCCAAAGTAAAAAGAGCAGACGCTGTTAGAACATTAGAAAGAAGTGAAGCTAAGGTAGTACAAATAAAAAAAGTAATAGACACTGTACGTACTGTATTAACAATAATACTCATTATAGTATCTATTTTAGAAGCACTTCCTAATATCCCCCAACCAATTAAAGACAGAATAGCAAAATATAAAGCTATAGCTGAATTATTAAATATGATATTAGGGATAATTAGTCCTGTATTGCAAAAAGAAATTAATTATTTAGAAAAATTAAAATCAAAACTTAAACAGATAGGAGATATATTAGATGGTATAGTGGCTAATAGTTTAAATAAAGATCAAGTAGCTGCGTTATTAGCAAATGTAGGTAATAATACTGGATTTGAACAATATAAAGGATTTAATTTTGCTATTAAAACTGAAGAAAACTTAGGCGCTCATCAAAAGATTGTTGCTGGAAAACTTAAACGCCAATTTGCAGTAGCAATTAATCGCGACAATGTGGAAGTATTACAAAGTGATTATTCATTCACATTAGATCCTAACGACTTAATAGAACAACTAAAATTAATAATAGATCAACAAAATTTACAAGCTTAAATATTTATTTACATGAACGTTACATTATTTAAAAAATTAATTAAAGACGCGGTAACCGAGGCTATTCATAATGAATTACCTAGTATTATTAATGAAGCCTTAGCTAAACAAAATAAACAACAGATTAGTGAAGGTAAAGTATTTAATTTTAATAGCGGCAATGTACCTGCTAATGGATTACCACAAGATGTTCGTAGTTCATTAATGGCACAAATGGGAGAATCATTTGGATACTCACAATCACAACCAACTAAATTAGCAGTAATAGATGCTGTAGATGAATCTACCGGAGAACGAGTAAATCCATACTTAGCTTTTATTAATGATGCAGCTAATAACATGAGTCATGCTGATAAAGCCGGACTAAGAAATTTAGACTAATATGCCAATACCACAAACTACCAGGGTTAATCCCTTAGACTTGCAAAAAAATATTGCAATAGGGGTATCGCTTCCTTTTAATGGTCCATTTGGTCCATTTAATAAAACATATAGTACTAAAGAACAAATTAAATCTAATTTAATTAATTTATTACTTACTAATAAAGGCGAACGAGTATTTAATCCTGAATTTGGAGCGGATATTAGAAGGGTGTTATTTGAAGGTATAACAGAAGATACCTCAGCATTAATACAAAATTTAATTACTACTAATGTTAATTATTTTATCCCTGAGGTAAATGTAGTTGATGTAGTAGTAGAACCTAATGAAGATAATAATTCTTATAATATAATATTAAAATATAGTTTAGCTATATCAGGAACAGCGGATCAAATTACAGTACAATTTATATAAAATGGCAGATAATAAAGTATCATATTTAAATAAAACTTTTAGTGATTATAAAGATAGTCTTTTTAATTTTGCTAAAACATATTTCCCTAACACATATAATGACTTCTCAGATGCAAATCCAGGAGCTATGTTTATTGAAATGTCTTCATATATAGGTGATGTTACATCATTCTATACTGATACTCAAATTCAAGAAACATTTTTATTATATGCTAAGGAAAAAGAAAATTTATTAGCTTTATCTTATGCTTTAGGTTATCGCCCAAAAGTATCATATGCTGCTAATGTTGTAGTAGATATATACCAATTAATTCCCTCATCTGGTAGTGTAAGTGTACCTAATCCTCAATATGCTTTAAGTATACCTGAAAATACCGTTTTAACATCCGCTAGTACGGGTACTAAATTTTTAACTACGGATAAAGTAGATTTTACTGATACTACAGATACTGAAATAACGTATGTAGATGCAAGCTATTTTTTACTTAAAAAATCAGTTAAAGTTATATCTGCTGAAATTAAATCAACAACACTAAATTTCACAACACCACAAAAATTTCAAGTAGCTAATATTAGCGATACTAATATATTACAAATATTAGATGCAACAGATGCTAGTAGTAATAAATGGTATGAAGTACCATATTTAGCTCAATCAACAATATTAAAAACTACATCAAATCCAAGCTCAGGAAGTGATGGTGTACCATATTTAGTCAATTATGAAAGAGTACCTCGCCGCTATGTATCTAGATTCCTATCAGATAATACATTACAATTAGAATTTGGAGCTGGAATAGCTAATGCATCGGATTCAACAATATTACCATCCCCAGATAATATAGGTTTAGGTTTAGTACCCGGTATATCTACTTTAACAAATAATTATAATAAAGCATCTGTATTTTTTACACAAGAATATGGTTTAGCTCCAAGTAGTAATATAACAGTACGTTATCTTGTAGGTGGTGGCATAACATCAAACGTTCCATCAAATGATTTAACTACTATTGATAAAACAACAGCAATATTTCCTAGTGGAATAACAGGAGGATTAGCTGACCAAATTAAAGCTAGTATAGCTTCAACTAACCCATCTCCAGCAACTGGTGGTAGAAATGGAGATGAAATTGAAGAAATGCGCAATAATGCATTATATGCATATCAATCTCAATTACGTGCTGTAACTAGAGAAGATTATATTGTTAGAGCATTATCTTTACCTGCTGATTATGGTAGTGTAGCTAAAGTATATGTTACACAAGATGTAGCTCAAGAATTAATTCCTACGTCTACAGTAGCAACTACTGAGATGCGTAATCCATTATCACTAGATATGTACATATTAGCGTTTGATAGTAGTAAAAAATTAGTAACAGCTAATACTACATTGAAACAAAATTTAGCTACTTATATTAACCAATATAGAATGGTTACTGATGCCGTTAATATTAAAGATGCATTTTATATTAATATAGGTGTTAATTTTGATATTAAAGTACAAAGTGGATATAATAATAATGATGTAATTACTAATTGTATAATAGCATTAAAAAATCATTTTGACATTAATAATTGGACTATAAATCAACCCATTATATTATCCGATATATCTAATCTTTTAGGAGGTAGTAATATTAAAGGAGTACAATCATTAGTTAAAGTAGAAATAACAAATAAACAAGGAGAAAATTATTCCCCATACGGATATGATATTTCTGGAGCTACTAGACAAGGTAATATTTATCCATCGTTAGATCCAAGTATATTTGAAGTTAGATATCCTGACATTGATATACAAGGTCGAGTTGTATCATCTTAAAAATTAAAAACCCATTATGAATCTAGACAAATTAAAAGGACACATCCCTGATAGCGTAATCGCTATGCTACCAGAAACAATTGAAAAATTTGAATTAAACACTTCATTACGCTTAGCACATTTTTTAGCTCAAGCAGGACATGAATCAGGTGGATTCAAAGCAGTAAATGAAAATTTAAACTACGGCGCTAAGGGTCTACGTGGTATCTTTGGTAAATATTTTCCAACAGATGCAAAGGCCGCTTTATATGAGCGCAAACCAGAAAAAATAGCTAATTTAGTTTATGGTGGAAGAATGGGTAATGGTGCCGAGGCTACAGGTGAAGGTTATAAATTCCGTGGTCGTGGATATATTCAATTAACTGGTAAAGATAACTATAGTGCATTCGATAAAGTAGTAGAAGAAAATCTAATTGAACAGCCAGATCTAGTTGCAACTAAATATCCATTATTATCAGCCGCTTGGTTTTTTCATAAGAATGGTTTACATAAATTAGCTGATGGTGGTGCTACTGAAGCAGTAGTAACAACTATCACTAAACGTGTTAATGGTGGTACGATTGGTTTACCTGATCGCATTAAACATTTTAATGAATACCACGCATTATTAGCTTAAGAAGCAATAATCTGTCATATTTATATGTAGTAATCATGTAACTATGGCAATTTATAAAATATTTCCTGAAAAAAGTGCTACGCTCTATTCGTATTATCCAACCCTAAATACGGGGCTTGATGAGATACTAGAGCTTAGCACCTTTCTTTCTATTAATAATACCAATGAGGTATCTCGTGTATTATTAAAATTTCCAACCTCGGATATAAACAGTGTATTTACTAATAATGTAAAAACATCTAGTTTTGACTGTTATTTAAAATTATTTACAGCCGATGTTTCCCAAATTCCTTTAGATTATACAATTTATTCTCATCCTTTAGCCAGCGACTGGAATATGGGCACGGGTAGATTAGCAAATCTACCAATTACTACAGATGGTGCTAGTTGGGCATATACAAATCAATTAAGCGGAAGTGCATGGTTTAATCCATCATCTTTTCCAGCTGGTCAAACAGGATCATATCAATCTGGTAGTAATATAGGTGGTGGTTTATGGTACACTGCTTCTAGTTACGCAGCTACTCAATCATTTACTTATACATCTACAACAGATAGTGATATTGAATTAAAAGTAACAAACGCTGTAAGTGCAAGTTATACTAATAGAATACCAAATTATGGTTTTATTATTAAACATAGTGGTTCAATTGAATTTACTACAGCGTCTAAATTTGAAACTAAATATTTTTCTGATACTACCCATACTATTTATCCCCCATGTTTAGAAATTAGATGGGATGATTCATCATATACTACCGGTTCACAAGCCGTAATGGACTCTGATTTATACGTTACTAGCATGGGTAATAATAAAAATATATATCAACAAGACTCAGTACAACGTTTTAAAGTTAAAGTTAGAGCAAAATATCCCCCTAGAACGTATCAAACATCTTCATTTTCGTTTGCGTTAGTAAATTATGCTTTACCTTCATCTTCATATTGGTCAATAAAAGATTTGGATACTGAAGAAATCGTCGTAGATTATGATACGAATTATACTAAAATTAGTTGTGATGCAAGTGGTAGTTACTTTGATGTTTATATGAATGGTTTAGAACCAGAACGCTATTATAAGTTATTATTTAAATCTATAATACCTAATGGTGAAACAATAATATTCGATGAAAATTACTACTTTAAAGTTATACGATAATGTCTCAAATTTTAATACAAAAACAAGTATTTGATAAAGATACATTCGAGAAGGTAGTTGATACTCAATTTAGTCAATTGATTAATCCACTAGCATCTGATGTAGCAGAACCCTTAACTGTAGACGAATTTTTCAAACTATATGAAGAAATATTTTATCAAATACCAAAAGAAGGAGATATAAATTCACATAGATATATCCTTGAAAAAGAAGCTGATTACTTAGGAGTAAACTTAAATAATGACGATATTCAAGCTTTATTAGATGAAATAACAACTCTAAGACAGACCGTTTTAGATACACAAACCGCTTTAAAAGGATAATAAATGGCTGATAATATAAAAATAATAGGTACTATTTCAAATACATCAACAGTTTCACGTTATGATGCTGATGATATTAATTTGATTCCAATCACCACATTAAAAGAATATTTTGGTGGAACGGATAACTATATTGAATATTATATATATGATGCTGGTAATAATTTATTAAATACAAATTATAATTATCTAGACTATAAACTACCTACTACTACTGGTTTAAAACCAAATACCGTTCCTGCTCCTAATATTGCAGGAAATATACAAACAGATAATGTAGGTATTGTATCAACATTAGATACAGGAAGTGGAGCTATATACCCTATTATTGAAATAGATCCTGTAACGGATGTACAAAGTTTTGGATACTCATCAGGTGAATTTAAAGTTAGATATAATTTATTTCAAAATAAAATATCTAATTCTACTGAAAAAGCATTATATGTTAAAGAAATATCTCAAGATAGAACAGAGATAAGATTAGCTTCTACAACATTAACTGATGCTGATATCGAAACAGCAACAAATGCACTTATAAATGAAATAAATAGTACTCCAACATATTATGTAGATTATTTATTAAATTTTGGTGATAATCAACAATATGTAGCCGTTAACGTTGCATTAAATAAAGCTACTACTGGATATGAAGTATTATTTAAATTATATAATCCTTTACCTTTAGAAGTACAAGAAAAATCAACATTATGGGTTGTACAAGAACAAGCAAGCCCATACCTATTCGACATAAATTTAGATAAGCTAATTACATTAGCACCAGGACCAAAACTAAGAGGTCCTAATTTTGATATAGCTATAGCTAATCAGAATACAATATCTACAGCATATAATAATTATTCTGGTTTAATAACAAATTTACAAACATTACAACAAACATCTTATCATCAAATATTAAACTTGATGACTACACAAAGTGTAGACATTAATGTAGACTATACTGATTATACTGATTTTGTATTTTTTGGATCGGCATACCAACGTTTATCTAATTTCTATACTAAGGCTAAACAGATCGAGGATTATAATACTTTAATTAGTACTTATACAGCTCAAACATCGTCTATTCCTAGTTTAATAACTGAAATAAACCAATACGCTTCTAATATTAATACACTTATATCTCAGTTTGATGGATATGAATATTACTTATATTTTGAATCTAGTTCGTATGCTTGGCCTAAAACTAATTCTACTAGACCTTTTAGCTTATTATCTACTGGATCAATAACCGTTAAAAATTGGTATACTAACCAAACATCATCTGCACAAACCTATGATTATAATAATTATGATAATTTAGAATATGCAGTCCCAACTTTCGTAAAGGATGATGATACCAACCAACCATATTTGTTATTTTTAAATATGGTAGGTCATTATTTTGATAATATTTGGGTGTATATAAAAGCAATAACGGACGTTAATCTAGCGAATAACAACCTAGAACAAGGCATATCCAAAGATTTAGTATATGATCGATTAAAATCGTTAGGTATTAAGTTATATAACAGTCAAGCCGGTGAAGGAGTAGGCCAATATTTAATAGGTGCCAATACCGGTAGTAGTGTATTTGACAATAACTTTACCATTACTGGTAGTTATTTAAACAATATACCACGTAAAGACTTAGTATCTGAACTATATAAACGCCTATACCATAACTTACCACTATTAGTTAAAACTAAAGGTACAGTTGCTGGTTTAGAACATCTTGACACAATATTTGGTATTACAAGTAGTATATTAAATGTTAAGGAATTTGGTGGTAGTACTAAATCTAATTTAATAAAAGGATATAATGAAGATAAAGTAAGAATTGTACCTAATACTATTGAAGATAGAGCGACAACTATATATACATCCGCTAGTGTTTTATCAAACGAACTTAGTTTACAAACATTCCCTTCTGCATCTAAGGATTTTAGAGATAATGATATGCATTATGTTGATATATCATTTTCACCTCAAACACAAATAGATACCTACATATCAGGAGCAATAGCGGTTAATAACCCTACATTTAACTTAGATAACTACATAGGTGATCCTAGACAACAATATAGCGCTTCTTATTCTGATTTAGATGACCAACGTAAATTATATTTTGAAACAGGAGTAGCGGGATTTAATCCATTTACTGCTTCATTATTAGATTATAATGGATTTATTAGATTAATAGAATTTTTTGATAATTCATTATTCAAAATGCTTTCGGATTTTGTTCCGGAACGCGCTAGTCTATCAACAGGAATTACAATTAACTCCCCAGTATTAGAAAGAAATAAATCAGTATATTCTGTTCCTACAGCAACTGAACAAACAGTATACGATGCAGAATACCCAGCTCCTGAAGTATCAGCTCAATATGGTAAATTATATGATGATTTATCAGGAGATAAAAAACCATTTTATACAGGCGAATTAAGTGGTAGTGTAGTAGATGTGTATCAATATTTCACAGATAATAACAATCCATATCTAGGTGATTGGGATATATATAATGCACAACACAATATAACTCAAAGTATAAATCGAAATACATTTAATCATTCAGATTGGAATGTATTATTAAATAATGTTTCTAAGAGTGTAGAATCAAACGTTAGAAAACACATAGAATATGTTTGGGGTACAACTGGTAGTATTACTAGTAGTGCTGAATTACAAGATTCATATTTATCACTTCGTTCATATAATACATCACGCTACGAAGGATCTAAGACAACAAGCTTACTTTATAACACATATACTAGTGCTTCTTTAACATATGCCGGAGATGATTCATTTGGTAAAACGGCCGCTATTGATCATAATTCATATAAATTAGCTTGGTTAAAATTAATTCCTACTCAAAGTTTAAATTTTTATGATAAAACGTCTCTTAGTTTAAAATACTTAGTTGATTCTGCTAATCAAGTAACAGAATTAAACTCATATAATAATAATATATGTGAAATACAAAATACATTTAAATCAGGTACTCCAACTATATTTTCTATAACAGAACCCGGTCAAAATAAATTAGATGGAGATAAATTAATATGGAAAGGAGGATATTCATTTAGTCCTATAATTTATAGAGAAAATGGGGAAGTTTTAAATTTCACTTATGATAATTATTTATATACAACTTCTTTACCCTTAGGATTTCTAGGAACTGATCCAAATTTTCTTGAATATAGTTTTAATGGTGGACAATATCCACCTAATACTCCTATTCAAAATAAACCCGGAACAAATTTTTATAAAATAAATGGAGTTCCTTCTTTAACAGATGAGGTAATAGTAGATAAAGTAATTCCTGCTTCTAATTGGCCATATAATAATACTTCTAAAGTAAATTATACTTCCTACCCTGCAGGTTGGAATAATGGAGGGAACATTTCCAATTTTGGCCCATCATATAGATTTAGCATGTTCAATATAAATAATTTTACAACTCCTCAACAAACTACATCGGGGAAAATTGATGGGTTTTTTAATGAACCGGCTTCTACCGCTTTTGATAATACTACTTATAAAATATCTAGAAATGGAACCTATAATATATCTGCTGGAGTTGAATTTTATATAAGACTTCAAGATATAGCTGCTGGGTGGCGTATTTTTAAAGCAGCATTAGTATTAGAAAAAGCAACATCAGATGGATATAGTACGGATACATGGACTGATTTACAAATATCAACTCCTATAATTACTAATAAAGAAAATGGTACTCGAGTATTATTTGACCAAGCAACTAACACATTTAGAATTGACCCATTAGGTACAGATGAGGCTAGTATAACAAATAGAATGATATTAAATTATACTGGTAATTTAGTTGCTGGGGATTATTTAAGAATATCATTTTATCTTATAGATATTGCTAATATGGCAACCAGATCAAATGCGGGTACAATGAGATGGAGAAATATGCATTGGGGTGTAAATGATCCTACTAACACCAGTATTAAATATATATACACCGATAGTTATACATCTACTACACCTTTCTTTACTTTATCAACTACATACAAAACTAATGATACTTTAATTTTTAATACTGTATCTTCTGCTTACTTTTATAGTTCATCTTTTACTAATACATCAGCAAATTATTCTCCTATTATTAATAAAATGTCTATTCAACCTCTTGATTTAATTAAATTTGGACAATTTGAAGCACCAGAACCCTATTATGAAGTAAAGGAAGTAACAGATATAGGTACAGGAGGAAGTCATAGTTATAAAGTAGTAGTAACAGACTCAATAATATCATCATCAACATTAGCCGCTAATAATTTTGCTATTTTTAGACCTAAACTAGATGAAACTTCAGTTATACTAGAAGGAAGAAAGGCAATAGGAACAGAAGAAATACCTCAATCTTTACTAATACCATATGATGCTTCTACTACATTAAAAAATAATATAGGCAGTATTGTAAAATCATTAAATACAACTATATAATATGCAAGTAACTCATTATCCATTAACTAATACAGTAATAGCTACTACAGATAGTAATGCTATTCAACAGGTATTTACAGGAGTTAGCCTAATAATATCAGCTAGTGCATATAATACTACTGGATCTGAATTTGATGCTACTTTAGGAGATATTAGAATATTTGTTTATAGTGGAAGCAATATAATTGCTAATTTCCCCTATTCTCAAACAGATTTTTATACAGATTATACATTAGCATACGCTACTTCTTCCCAACCAAATGGATCTATAAATTTTACTACAGATTTAATAGATATAAATATAAATCCTAATTATTATTTTAAAATAGTAAACTCTTCTTCTTTAGAAGAAATATTAAATATAGGAATGGATTGGAATGAAAATAATGGCACTGTACCTTTTTTTTCATCTAATAAATATAATATTACAGTATATTCTGGAGATAGTAATATTAATGAACTTTATATATATAGTGGTAGTAACTTAATATCTTATATTACCTCTTCTATTAGCGCAAGCTATACATTAAATCCAACAAGTTCAAATTACTATCAAATAGTAGCAGATATTAAATCTTCCACATCTCCTATAATAAATTGGGTTCAATATGAGTACTATCCATCTCCTTGGATTGATAATGATCTTTACATAGATTACGTCTTATTAGCAGATGGATATTCAGGTACATCTGGTTCATTAACTTTTGCACCAAGTTCATCTATATATGTAAATCAAAACTGCCAAACAACATCTGGACAAACTGGTAGCTTTACTCTTAAAATAAGAAATGAAACAGACGCTATAACATTATATAATAATACTTTAAATTCAGTAGTGACTAGTTATACAAATTTACAGTCATTTACATTTAATGCATCAGCAAGTAAAGTATATTCTGTAACGGCATCATCAAACATCTACGCAGCTCCATAACCAAAATCAAATTTTAATATATTTATTAGTATATACAAACATAAAACATGGCAATATTAAATCCTACTACAGTAACCGTAGATGCAATTCTAACCACTAAAGGTCGTGAGTTGTTGGCTCGTAACGATGGTTCATTCCAAATTACACAATTTTCATTAGCGGATGATGAAATTGATTATACATTATATAATCCAAATCAACCATCTGGCTCAGCGTTCTATGGTGAAGCAATTGAGGCAATGCCTATTATTCAAGCATTTCCTAACGATACACAGATTATGCGTTATAAATTAGTAACACTTCCACGTGGTACTTCTCGTCTACCTGTTGTTAGCTTAGGTTACAATACTATTACACTTAAACAAGGTGCTTCAATCACAATTACTCCACAAACACTTAATTATTTAGGTGCTACAA